AGCAAATATAAGCGCAGCAAATATAAGCGCAGCAAATATAAGCGCAGCAAATATAAGCGCAGCAAATATAAGCGCAGCAAATATAAGCGCAGCAAATATTAATATTTTTTAATACAAATAATTGAAAAGCATATACGACAACATAATATATGCAATGTCAAAAAACACCAGAGATAACTACAATACAACGCATATGAATTCTGTACCCGAAACATCTTATAAAATCGACATCCCCGAGACGAATGTGCATAAGTCCCCAAACCCCGGCGCAGAACCCCCCAATAAATCGCCACCAAACACGTTTTGGGAAAGACAACAAATGTATTGCAATCCGATGTCGCAAGGATTAGTAACACACAACTCACCGGGTATATACTCGTTCTCAAAATTAGACGAACAGTCGATTTCGTCTTTTGTGAACAAAACACTAAATTATGTATTCGCACAACTCTGCACCACCGCCGCCGTAACCACCGCGATGTACGTCAACAAGACAGCTATAAATACCTACCTTGTCGCTCACAGTGGTGTCGTGTGGATTCCGATAATTCTATCATTCGTAACACTTATGGGTATGTTTTGTTTCTCTAGTCGAGATGAAATTCCTATAAAAAAAGCGTTGTTTTGTCTATTTACCATATCTTGTAGTATGATGGTTGGTGTAAGCGCAATTCAATATGCCCCGAATGTTGTCCTAACCGCCACGGTAACTCTTTTGGTTATGGTTGGGTTCATAAACTTATACGCTTATCACTGTGCAAATAATGGAAGGGATTTGTCCTTTATGGGTCCGTCTTTGCTAGGAGTTCTGATTATTATTATTACCCTCAGCATTTTGAATATCTTTATCCATAGTTCACTTCTACAGCTTACTATTGCCGGAATTAGCGTAATTGTATTTTCCCTTCTACTCGCATATGACCTAAATAGGCTATATAACGGCTGTGAGAAAGACGACTACATTCGTCCAGAACCTCTTATGGCCGCTATTAATATTTATTTGGACATCATAAACATATTCCTTTCCCTATTGCAGATTTTAGGGCTGTGGAGCAGTAACGATTAATACATTTTGCTTAATAACATATAAAATTAATATGTTATTATATATAATAAAAAATTAATGTCGACCGATTATGTGGCCTCGAGAGAACCCGTGAATAAAATAAATAAAATTAAAAAAATAAATAAAATTAAAAAAATTAAAAAAAATAAACTAGAAAAGCCCCACTCTACAACCAAGGCTTGCTTGAATCACCCCGGATGTATTTGGTCATTGAATTGTGAGTGTCGTAATTGCGATAACTTCACAACAGAGTTTATATTATGAAAAAATAGTTATTTTTCCTACAACAATAATACCACATATAATTATTGAGATAGACGAACAAGCATAACAAAAGTTAGAATTTATTACAACATTCTCCGACACGGTATCATCGTCTATACATATGGCAACGTCTTTACCGCCGCCATCCACGGCCACACCCTCCTCCTCTACCACGACAACACACACCTCGTCTCCTCCGCCGTGTGTAATATCGGAGTTGACGTCGGCAAATTTGTTTATAAATTGTTCGTGATTGAACTCGTTATTATCTGGAATAACTAGGCGAGGTCTAGGTATACTCTCTTTTGCATCCGTCATATTTTTTGGTGATATTATATTATTTAAGTCCCCATAAGATATGACTTCTTCGCCAGATAATAAAATTAGTTCTTCATCCGTAATTGCGGGACCTTGTTCTTTTATATCATCCCCGATTTTAGAAAACATAGAAAACATTAATATGTATAATAAGTCATTAAATAGTTTAATACATTTTATAAGATATATCTTATAAGATATATCTTATTTTTTTCGAGACAATCCCCTTTTTGCTTTGGAGATAATAGTGCTATATTTCTGTCGCCGCGTAGACCCTTTAATTTTATATGACTTCTTCTTAGTATTAAGTCGGGTTGCTTTTATAAAAGCAGCCCACATCCCTTTCTTGTTTATCTTACACGTCTTCTTCGCACAAACAGGAAACGACATTCCGCGACCAATAAAACATTTTTTCCCACATTTCTTCTTCATAGTTGTCCGTTCTTTCTTATTCGGGGATAGAGCCCTCCACGATACGCTCCGTTTATGCTTTTTTTTTATATTACCTCGTCCCCCAGAATCAACATACATACATTTCCGCATAGTAAAACCCTCCCCAAGACAATGAAACTCTATATCTCCATCACTATCTTTCCTAATATTATGTCGAATATGTCGCGGCTGAGGTTCGTCACAAGATACGGCAAATCCCGCGGTTCTCAGTTTATCAACAAGATCCAAGATAGCACTATTATCAGTATCTATGAGTCCAGTAATAAACGGATGAGTTTTCCCGGTTGTTTTTCCAACTGCAATAATCCCTCCAGTATCACGGTGTAGCCTAAAAATAATATCTTCCGGTTTAAAATACTCATTCAAATTAGAAATTAAATAATCCTTTCTCTCCTCCTCCGCGTATTTTCCTGTAGCAAGAAATTCTTTATCTTTGGCCATTTCAACTAATAACGCATAATCTAATTCTTTATCACTCTTAAATCGTAATCTCATTTTGTCAATCTGGTCAGAAACACGCAAAATATCCCTATTTTTTTCAACATATTGATGTCCCGCCGGCCTTCCCATATCTCGTGTCAAATCATCGCAAGAATTAACGTGTCTATATCCTAGTTTGCGGTAATAATTTATTACATATGGTAATGCAGAAAGTTTAATACTTGTATAGGGGTCTCCGTCAAACTCATTATATGGTTCGGAAGCATATTGCTCTATCTGATTCATTAAAAGTCCTCCACCGCCTCTTAGTCCACCGGTCGGCAAATGGCGCACATCCATATTTGTGCAAATAGCATCAATATATAGAGTCCCTTTATCCATAGAAACCTCATCTCGTTCCTCTCGTAAATCTGTTGTTAACGCAAACCCTATTAACGCTTCTTTGTGAACACCGCTTCTGCCTTTGGAAATATGGTGTAGTAAAAATATAACACTAGCATTTTCTACAGTATCCCCAGAGAAGAATCCCGGATTTATTCCCCCCTGACACATTTTAAAATTACTGGTTCTTATCGACGTAGCTACTCTTTTCCATAATGATATCGGAGGAAGAGGAAAAGCCAGATCCCGAAAGCCGCTGTCACTATCCGACGACATAACGTCGCCACCATACTGAATAGGGTTTTTATAGATAGTAACCTTATATACACCGTCGGTGGCTACACTAATCGGGCGGCGTTCTGCATTATAATAAAAAGTATTGACCATATTTATATAATGGAAGAAAACATTTCGGACAGCATACAAATAGTTATAAAAGACAAAGAACTTCCGCAAAAATTAAATATAAAAAAACATACAAAATTAGAAACTGTAGTAAGGCAGAAAAATTATTACTATCTCCACTTAAATGACGCACAACCACTGCAAAAAAACAACGCAGGAAAACAAGAAAATTTTCTTAAAGCTCGCTATATAGAAAATTTATCTGATATAAATGATACTTCTAGTAAAATAATATACTCTGACGATGATGCTAAATCATTCAAAACAGACGGTTTGGGGAGCGAGCCAAGCGACAGCGACACCGACGACGATATATATAAAAATATTATAGACGATGAACCCCATAAATCCCCCAAAAATTATGAGGTAGAATACGGGGGCGATACTGGCCCCTCTGACAACCCAAAATATGAAAAACTAAAATATAAAAAACTGTCTTATAATAGCGTGAGGAGACAAATAAATCATTCGTATGAACAAGACACAGTCCACCGATATTCCAGTGCATTGGATATTTTGGCGAGTTATTTAAAAGGACAAAAGATAATCTATATGGAGGCACGAAACCACACAACATATCTATTAAATTGTTTAATGATTCCGGCAATAGTATTAACTTCCGCCACTTCGGTAATACAGGGTTCTCTGGAATGTAAAGAAGATAACGAATTGATACTTTCGGCAATCGCCGCCTTTGTCGCACTACTATTGGCAATAATAAACTATTTAAAATTAGATGCGTGTTCAGAGGCACATAAGATATCTGCACACCAATACGATAAAATACAAACATATATAGAGTTTCAGTCCGGACAAGTTCTTCTTTTTAGTCATCCAATGCTCACTACCGAAAATGTATTACGTCAGTGGGATGAATATAAACGAGTAATAATATTATCGTGTCCAATACAAAAAAAATATAAATCGCAATATAGACGGTGGCTCCACGAGAAACAACAGGAAAAAATAAAAATGATATACGCCGAGCGTCAGAAGGCCGAAAAAGAGCTTACAAAGGTTATGAAGGAAGACATAGATAATATCAGTAAAAAAATAGAAGATATAAAAGGAACAAACCAATTTATTATTCCGCGATCAATACGATACCGATACCCTCTTATTTACAGCACAAATATTTTTGCAATGATTAAAAAAATAGACGATTATCGGGCAAAAATACTAACAAATTTAAAAAACGTTAAGAATGAATTGCGCTTCATAAATGCAATGCAAAAACAAAAGGATTATAATATACCTCCCATATATAGCAAAAGACTAACAGAACTTTTTGAAGAAAAGAAAAATATTATCGACACAATATTATTTTTAAATACCGCGTTTTCGATGATCGATAAAATGTTTCAACAGGAAATAACAAACGCAGAATTAAGAAAGAAATTCTGCGTTAATTTTTTTATACGCGACATTATAATGACTATTTGTCCTAATTTCTCAAAGAAATGGTGCCTCCCCGCAAGTTATATAGAACCTGAAAAATGCGGGGGAGACATATTGCAAAAGCTAATGGGCGTATGCAAAAGCTAATGGGCGTATGCAAAAGCTAATGGGCGTCGTCCATAAACTTAGATAAATGTATTCTCGGTATAGCTCTCTCCATTAATAGTAATATCTTCGCACGCAACTAATGCGTGCGTAAATGCCTTCTCGCCATCCACAAGACCCCCACGTTTAGTTCCACTTTCAAACCGACCGGTATTTGCAACATTGGTAACCGACAACTCTTTACATATCACGTTCTTGCCGCCTGAAACAAAAAATCCTATATTTCCCTTCATCTTATGATTCATTGAATCAGCCCCGCGTATTTCATTTATATTACGGTCAGCCAATACCTCAGAGATGTTAATATCCCCATTCATCCAGTCAATAATTGGTCGAGTGAAAAAAACTGTTCCCCTAGACGAGTGTAATCCAAGCAACGCTTGTGCATTCCCCAACGGATTAGATATGTAGTTTCCTCCACGCCCGGTATAAGCGCGATAGTTAAATAATCCACCCACCGGTCCAGTTATCGCCGGCTTCCCCCTTCCGTAACTATCCACTTTCTTTCCGAGAATAGTAGAATCGGACAATCCCACAATCTCCCGAGAATGAGAGCAAATATTATCTATTGTCACCCCCTGCAAATAGATATTATCATTTCCTATATCGGGTTTATCCGGACGCTCTTTCAAAAACCCCCCAATTAAAACACCATTTACGTTAAGTGTTAATCCATAAATATTAGTATCCGATAATCCACCTTCATTATGAAATAACTTATCGGATGTTCTTCCCGTTTTAAGAATTTTCCTCCTACTTTTCTCTATAGAATTCTTTAATTCATCGTATATATCTTTTACTCCTTTCTCTCTCCCCTGAATATATATTGTCGCATCAGGTTTCCTTTCTAGTAGCCTTTCGACAAACGGAAGAGCAAAAATAGCCTGAGAATAAGAGGATAGCACCGCTACATCTTTAGAAGAGTTTTTTATAGTGATGTCTTTAAAGACCGCATTAGATAGGCCATTTAACGAAATTCCCGCTACCTGGAAATCCACAATATTTAATCCTGCTAAAAGAATATCTTTGGAACCATTCCCGTGAATACCGTGATGAGACGATAGACCAAGAGTTCCGTTAATAATTGCTACTTTTTTACCCGATGCGTGTGCGCCGGAAATACCCGGACTAGGCCCCTGTACGCCAATAAATGGCGCGCTAGCCAACTCAATATTTGCATAAAAACGTTGCATCAAAAAATGTTCTTTGGACTGCTTAATCGTATGTCCATTTAGGTCAACAACTACTCCCTCGGTTTCAATTGTGAGTGCCGCGAAGAAATTCAAATTATATGGACCCGGCACGGGATATAACCCAGATTTTATTTGTGAAGCTGTAGGTTTAAAATCATTATCGGGATTTGGATGAAAAACAATATCCTCTTTTAAAATATAGTATCCCGGCTTGGTAATTCGGCGTGTCCCATAATCAAAATCTTTTTGAGATAACGATATATAGTTTTCCGACTTATACTTTTTAAAATATTCCAATATGCTTTTCTGTGAAGAAATAAGCATATTTTCATCTATATCCTTTAATAATTCAGTCATGTCTGTTTTTATGGAAGGGGTGCAACACGATTTCTTAAAACTCATATATAGATTATAAATAATAAAAACTAAATAATAAACAAAAAATCTACAATATATTCTACTATTAATCTATCTACTACTAATCTATCTACTCACCTCTGCGCACCATCCTCTTCCTCGCTCTCAACCTCCAAGATATTCATAATTTCCCGCTTTACTTCTTGGACTTCGGACGAGTATTTATCAAGAGATATGGTTTGTCCATCTTCATCAAATGCGTCCATCGTGAAGCGAAATACGTGAACTTCTTCCTCCTGTCCGATACGATGACATCGGGCCACCGCTTGGTCCTCAACCGCCGGATTCCAATGAGGACTTACGAAATACACCTCGTTGAACTGCTGAAGATTAAGCCCTTCACACCCCGTCTGTATTTGCAGAATCAATACGTCGCACGTCCCCTCGAGAATGCGAACCCGCTCGCTCTCCTTAACGCGGCCATCAAACGTCTCGACGTCCATTCCCTCACGCTCAAGCCTCTCCTTGATATAATCAATCTCGCCGCGGAAATGACAAAACACCAATTTTGAGTTCCCGTTCGGAGCCCGAGATACGATCTTCTCCACCACAGCATTTAACTTGCTCGTTCCACAAACACCATTTGTCGCATCGTCTGCGATCAACCCCGCATCAGAATAGTATTGAAGACTGTGATTCACCAGTCTCGGCAAAACACATAATTGCCGAGAACGCACAAGAAGAGTCAGAGACGACAAGTCCAATTGCGCGATGCAATTGTCGGCGTATTTCTTGTTTACCTTACTGAAGTTCAGCAAGGCGTGGAAATTCTCAGCAAGATGCTTCTCCTCCTCACTTTCCCATCCAACCACGCACGTCTCCCTCAACAGCTCCGGCAATACAATCTCCGCTTGCGACGTCGTCCGCTTCATAATGAACGACCTCACCAACAATAGGAGGTTGTCGGAGTCACCGTAATAAGACGACGGCAGTCCCATCTGGGCACACAAACTATAGAAGTCCTTCTTGCGGTTTTGAATAGGTGTGCCGGTGACGAGCCAACGGACATCTGCTTTCAACTTAAACGCCCCAGAGAATATCGCGGTGTTGTCGTTGCGAAGATGATGCGCCTCGTCGAAGATAAGGCGACTCCATTCAATCTGGTGAATAACTCCCCCTTTTTTTTCCTGTGTTTCTTTGCCTCCCCGTTTTTCTTTGCCTCCCTGTTTTTCTTTTTTTTCTGTCGCAATCAAGTTGTATGTCGTAATTACGATGTGCCTCGCAGAAATCTCTTCCGGTGAATATTCAAACCTAGATGAACCGTGGAAGATAAGTGCGTCGTGCCCGGTTGTCTGGAGGATAGCGCGATGCCACTGCTCCACAAGTGCACGGGGCACGACAATCAGCGTTCGCTGCAGAGGATTGCAGACCATCATCCCAATCATCACCGTTGTTTTCCCGAGTCCCATCTCGTCCGCTAGAAGTCCCCCGCGGACAACTGTGGACTTCTCGCCCGCCTCCACTACTTTACCTTCCCTCTCTTGGTCAAGCGCCCACGCCACACCCTCCAACTGGTGCGGTTTCTCGTCCAATCCAGTTCTCGCCAAATACGAACAGAAAGTCGTCTTGTCTTTCGCAGAAAGTTCCATTATATTAGTTGTTTTGTTCAGTTCCTGCAGTTAGAAAAAAACGAAAAAAGGAAATCAATTTTATTTCAGAGTCATTTCAGAGTCATATAAAATTCATAAAAATTGATTTTATAAGTATGCATATAATTATAAGCATAATTATATGCATAAACACACCATATTTGTTAGCTTAATGCTGGGGTTTATTTATATTATAGTTAATATAAATAATCCATTCGATGTATATCAGTCGGTGTTTTACTACTGCAATCTGTCGCTAATAAGCTATGCGACAGAAACATATTCAATTATTCGTAAATCTAGAGAGAATATTCTAGAGAGTTTGTATTTTGAAAACAATATTTTATTTCCAATATTTGGATTACCGTTCTTTGCGATGATAATTTATGCAGCATGGTTTGGAGTTATTACTATACTATCATCTATTAGTTTTATTACATATGTTAGTGTAGCTATAACATTATGCGAAGCATATAATCGACAAGCATATAATCGAATCTCTTCCGTATTACTTCCTGTATTATTAACGTCATTGCCTCTGGAAACAATTTCATTACATATTTTGATTGTCGCACTAACCAAATTAATTTTAATAAAATAATTAAAGATTTACCTATCCCGGATAAGATATTTATCTCCTCTTTTTAAGGCTTAGTTTGGATTTTTTTCTTCCCAATTGTTTAATATTTTTATATGTTAACTTTCTCCTTTTAGAAGCTTTTTTCTTTGACTTCTTCAAGCTTAATCTGGCTTTTTTTATTCTATTTTTATATGTTAACTTTCTCTTTTTAGAACCGCCTCTCCAGGGCCGCCAGTGTCTCTGCTTCTTTGCCGCATCGATCATTTTCGCTTGGGGTGCCGCGGCCTGCGCGGCCTGCGCGACCTGCTCGACCTGCGCGTCCGCGGCGGCGTTCAAGGGCGCCCCTGTATCCTCATCGTAGAGCGGCGTCGTGTCGTCCGCTGCCGCCGGCGCCGCCGCAAGCGCTTCCTCCTTGCTCTTCTCATTCCCGAACCAAAGATCATTTACCCCGTCTGCTGTTGCTGGCTCCGACTTATACTCGTCGTAGTCTCTCCCAATCTGAGCTGTTCCTGTTCCTGCTTCTGACGTTGTCGCCGTAGGTGAGGTGGCCGAACGCACCACTCCACTCGCTGTTGCCCCCCGAAATGAGGGAGTTTTGGCCCTTGTCGGCGCGCTCAGAGTGGCGTTGATGTCCACCACCTTGCTCTGCACGTCACGTTCATCCGTTGTCCACTCCTCCTCCCCCTCAACGTTAAGCCACCTCTTCCAACTCGTGACTCCCACCTCGTCCATCTTCCCTCCAGCAGATTTCCACGCGTGGATTGCATTTATAGCGGTCTTAAGCTGATCCTTCTTACTGTTCTCGTAAACGTGAAGGTAGACTGCAACTTTGTAGCCCCTTACAGCGTTCAGCGCGGCGGCGAGTGAAGCGTTGAATACAATTTGTGGATTTTGAAATGCACTCATCCCCACCATTGTCAGGTGAAGGTTTGTTTTTTTTCTTGTTTTTACACTCTGCATCGCGGCCAGCTGTCCAATCGCCTCGTACTGTGCTTTCACTAAAGAAGCGGCAATCTTTCCGGAGATGGAATTCTCCTTCGCCGCCTCTTCCACCGACGCTGCCACCCTTGCCGAGTTGCCGCCCGCCACCCTTGCCGAGTTGCCGCCCGCCACCGGCGGCTGCCACGATGGTGCGGCACAAAAGACGTGTAGCTGGGTGGCTCCGGTGGGTTCGCACGTAACCCATTGTGGAAGGATCTTCATTTTCCCTATATTGCTCTCTATATTTTCCAATAAGGCGGGCAGCTCCCCTCTGTCCGCCTTCCACAGCTCGAGATATCCATTTTTATACACTTTATCCTTAGTCTCCAGCACCGCTGCCGTAGCGCCTTTAGCCTCCGAAACAACATCAGAGATCATACTTTGCAGCTGTCCCTTTCTTACTTTTGCATCACGATATAATGTTGCGGCCGCTGCCTCAATGGAACACTGAGGGCCTTGTGTGAGGTCGCTTACGTAATTCACCACCTCCATTAGATCAGAATTCACCGACTCGAGGAAATTGAATTGGCTTGCCAATTGTACAATGCAGTTGTGGTCTTCTGTCGTTTTACCTAAAGGGTTATCCTGCAGGTAATTGACGCTCAACCCATATACAATTGTAAGGGGTGGCTTCCCCGGTAACGCTCGCGCGGAGGCGGCGGCGGCGGAGGCGATTTGATCAACTGTGAATGTGCGCGGCTCCTCCACATCTTCGCGATTGAAACGGCGCACTTCATCCTCCAATTTTTTTTTAGTAAATGTATTATTCAACCACTCACTCAGATCCCGTCCGCCCCCGGTCTGGTTATTGGAACGGGCCAACTCTCTCTTCTCGGCTAGCTCTGTGTTGGTGTGGTATTTATCCACACCCTCTTTCGCCAGCGACTCGTCCACCCTCGGCCATTTCATGTCCTTCATATAAATAGGATCCAGATGGTTGTGAATTATGGCATCCTGTTTGTGCTCGTCCTCGCCACCACCACCATCAGCAACAACACCACCAGCACCAGTAGCACCAACAGTAGAACTAGCGGCAGCAGCATCCTCCGCCATCGCACTCACTCTACTCTCCTCCGAAACGCCTGGAATACCCCCCACCTCGCCACCAGGTACCCCCACAGCACCAGCTCTTGGAGG